CCCGCGCGATCACCTGCGTATTAGACACTGCTGGGAGCCTCCTAACGTTATTGTATTAGGTAGCTCAAACGCTATCGACATAGCGTTACTGTTAAAGACTGAGCAAATACGCAAAAACATGGTCATTTGGTTTTGCTTTTGCTCTTAGGGATGAGCTTGTTGACAGTTTCTTTTGATGGAATGGATATTGTATTAACGCGCTCATTAAGCTTACGTTGTAATACAATCTCCTCACCGCGATTGAGAATGTGGACAACGCGAGCAATGCCACAGCCCATCAGCTTTCCAATCTCACGATAGGTCAGTCCCTCCTGCCGTTTGCGATAAGCTCTCTCGCAATCGTAGAGACCAATCCAGCGTGATACGTCTTCGTCATCGTCGAGTCCTTCGATCTTGTCAGGATACTTGAGCCAACCTCTAGCGACAGCATCAAGCACAAGCTGAGGAGCTTGCTTGAGCAGAGTGAGCTTGGCTTGTGACTCTAGCAGATCGTCGTCTTCAATCTCTCCCTCTTGGACTTTGCGACACAGATACTTCTGAGTTCCTCCCATATTACTTAGCTGCTTTCTCTTCTAATGCTTCGATCTTGTTGTGTAGATCAACAATGTTGTTGTTAGATATTGCTAATTGGACTTCCAGCTTACGAGCTAACACAAAGACAACTGATAGAACCATCGGGTCATAGTGTTTTCGCAGACGCTCAATCTCGGCATCGCAAAGCGGTGTTGCTGAGCGTGTATCTTGAAAGAACTCTTCGGCTGGTGTCATGGCGCAAAATGGTTGTTGGTGGATCAAAATGGAATGTCGTCTTCAGGTCCAAGCGGATCGTTAGCTGAAACCTTCTTCTGTTGTGATTGTGGTCGTTGGTCTAAATCACTGTAGTTGCCAAGAATAGCTCCCTTCTTGCCTTCTTGTCTGGCTTGCTTAGATACAGACTGAACTATCATACCGTCATTGCCGTATTGATCGCGGCCAGCTTTGTTAGCTATCAATGCAATATCCAAATAGGTTCCAGACTTACCTTTGAACAAATAGGTCTTATCAATCTTCGTAACGTCAATCTTGCCGGTTAACATGGTGTTTGTGGTGTTTGATTTCTACCGAGGGTTAGTCTCTCAGGTTGTTTAGGCTGTTGCAACTCTTGTTTAGAGTTTCTTTTAACTATCGAAGTCTGCGTCAGAGAACCGGCAGAACTCTCCGTTATAGTGGAGTTTTACGATGCCACACTCACCGTCGCGTTGCTTGGCAATGATGATGGAAGCTTCGCCTTTGGCTTCTCTGCGGTCTCGATCCAAGAGCATCACGCAGTCGGCATCACGCTCTAGCTGTCCGCTGTCCGCCAGATCGCTAAGGCGTGGAGTTCGCCCCTTCTCTTTTTCGTTCTCGCGGTTCAATTGAGCCAAACACAACATTGCCACTCCGGTTTGGACCGCAATGTCTTTGAGCTTACCGCTGACTTCTGCGACCTCATAGGTACGCTTTTCGGCTTTGTCGGCAGCTTTGACCTTCTGTATGTAGTCAACAATCACCAGCTTGACCCCATGCTTTCTGACCGCTCGACGGACGTTTGCGGTGATTGATGCAATGCTCTGAGAACTTGAGCCATCTAAGAACCACAACGGAGCCGCTGAGATCTTGCCGGTTGCCACAGACATCGAGCGCATATCGCCTTCGGTAAGGTTGCCGCTTTTTAAGTTCTGCATCGAGACGCTTCCAATGGATGCAACAGAGCGTCGGAAGATTGCCTCTTTTGACATCTCCAGCGAGATGAACAGCGTTGGCACTTTGGCTCTTACCGCTGCGGCTTCGGCTATGGCTATGGCAATGGCTGTCTTGCCTACAGATGGACGAGCCGCAATTAAAGCCATCTCTCGGAACTGGAGACCGTCAGTCATTCTGTCCAGCCAATGGAAGCCGGTGGTCACCCCGCTCAATGTACCTTTGCGAGAGAAGCGTTCCTGCATCTGGTCAATAAACGATCCTCCAACTTGCTTTGAGGTTGAGAGCGTCTCGCGGGATAGCTCAATGCTGAGGCTGGCTTCGGCATTAGCGACGATTTGATCTGGCGGGAGGGTCAAGACAGCGGACTCGCGTATCAGGCGATCCCCAGCGAATCGTAGCTGGCGACGATGAGCAGCTTCGATGACCCCCTTTGCATAGCTCGGGAGGTTGGCTGGTGATGGGCAGACTTCCATCGCTCGGTTCCAGTCCTCAAATGGGATTGGCTGGTTACCGTTGAGCTTCTTCCACTCCTTTCCAAGCTCTTGGATGGTAGGAGTCCGGCTCTGTGCGACCAGAGAGCGAATAGTCTCGTAGGTATAGCGGAGTGAATCGGTCTCGATCCACTCGCTTTTGACTTCAGAAAATGCATCGGAGCAAGTGTCGATTGATCCGGTGAGACAAGCTCCAATCAGACCAAATTCATCTTCTTGAGCGAAAAATGGGTCGTTCACAGCGAATCCCTCCAGTTAATTTCCTTCTTAGATCCAGATTGCATTGGAAGGGATTGTTGATGGTCATCATCACCAGACTTGCAGCGGTCAATCTCAGTGTTCCAGTTGTTGAGAAGCGTTAAAATGTCTTTCCTTCGATACTTGTTCTTGGACTCGTAGCGAGCATCCAAAAGCTGAAGGTCTGACTCTGGAGTCTTCATCTTCACGATTGGCTTAAGAGCTTTGAGTTCCTTATCGGACCACTCGGTGTTCTCTCTGCGAGAAAACCATTTGTTAATCCGTGAGCGAAGCGAATCGGATTCTGGGTCTGAGACGCTTGGAATTTCCAAAGAATTAGTCTTCTCTATCTTCTCTTCTCTATCGGTTACCCCGTGGGTTACCTGCGGGATAACCTCTGGGTTAACCCGTGGGTTATCCTGTGGGTTAACCCGTGGGTTTGCTTTGGGTTTCTTTGGCCTTCCTCCAAGAGATCCGTTTGACCAAGAAGCAATTAAGCTTGAGTTGACCTCATCCCATTGATGCGCCACAAAGCATCCGTCTTCTACTCTGCCAAAAGTCTGCATCATTGCAGACCAAAAGAGGTTTGCATCACCTCCCCACTTGCATACAGCGGACAAGATTTCTGGATTCCAGTCAGGGAATCGGTTGGTCTTTCTGGTCTGACAATGAGACCAGAGTCTAATAATGTGGAGCGGTGCGCTTTCGGTTGCCAATAATCGGACGATCAATCTGGTTTTCCAGTGATCTAGGAAGTCAGTTTCTATGATCATGCTACAAACAGAAACCCCACTCAGTCTGTGGTGAGAACTCCCGCTGAAGCGACGGGACGTACACAGAAAGAGTGGGGATAAATTGGTTGAACATGGCTTCAGTTATTGATGCCAACGCTTGCTTCTCACGGCTCGCGCTGACTGGTTACCTTTAGCTTGGCATTGGACTTTCGTCCAGCTTGAACTTATCGAAAAATTCGGCTTTGGTTCGGACGTAAAACTGACCGTCTTTGGAGTAGATCACGCAGAGCCGCTTGGTCTCACCGATGCGAAGTTGCGCTTCGGAGATCAACTCAACGACTAGTTCAGGGTTTGTTTTTGAGCGAAATTGCATCTGTTGGGTAGTAATGGAGCGTTGGATAATTGCCGCGAGTCTTGGTGTCGATGCGGAACTTCTTGGACTGCATCAATCCAATCTTGATTGCTCTGCCGAGAACTTGACCGGCAGCGTTTGGACTAATGCCCCACTCATCTGACCATTGATTGGCTGTCTTCCAGCCTTCTGGGACCTCTTCGGCTTGCTTCTGGATAGCAGACCGGAGTTGCTTCAAAAGCTCGGCAGAGTCCATTTCTGTTCGTTTTGCGGCCATTGGTGAAGGTAGAGTTGTGCTGAGTTGTCGGTGTATTCCCCAAAGACTATTCCATGAGACCAAGCTAGAGTTGATCGTCGTTTGCTCGCGTAACCCATCGCAGGAATGTCCGCAAGCGTTCCAACACAAAAGCCAATCGGATTCGATTGAGTTCGACCATTTGCTTGGCCTGCTCGGTGAGCGTGAGCCACAACGCAATTGCCAAATGTTTCAGCGGAGTCACGCAAGAAATTCTCACCATACATAACACCGTGTCCCCATCGAAATCCGCCCAACCGATAGAACGAGCGATCAAGTGCGTCGTTGTATTTGATAAATGTATGACAGTGTTTCTCAATTGGTTTTAGCATTCGTTCCCATACAGCCTCAGCGAATCCTCTTACAACAGCGTTATGATGATTGAGATATTTCTTAGCTCTTTCATCATGGTTCCCCATTGTGAACACAGTTGGCCGTAACTCATTAAGGAACTTAGCTCCTTCTTGGATATCGTCTAAATAGTCATCGGCTTGATCCGAGTCGTTGGGGTCTCGGAGTGAACCAGACCGCAATGCGGCAAGATCGTAAGCGTCACCGAGATGAATTACTTCGTCCGGCTTGAACTTCTCTCGGAACAACAGCACCGCAGCGAGTGCATCTTGATTGGCTCGGTTCCCATGACTGCAACCAATCGCCATGACTCGACGCTGGCTCTTTGTGATGTTCACAATTGGCAATAATCATAGAATTAGAGCTTAATCAAGACACACTCGCGTTGATAATCGTGAGATATGGTTACTTTACTCGGCTTTTGCCGTTGCGGACGCTCCAGACCCAATACTCTGACACGTTGTACCGCTGAGACAGTTCTCGCAGAGTGTAAGTGTCATTCGCTTTACGCACCGCATCAACGACTGACTGGTCAATGTGGCGACCGGCTGGACGACCCAGCTTTGGCTTTAGCTTACGCTTTGGACGATCCACTGTTTGGTGGATTCCGAGCAACTTTGAGATGGACTCCTTAGTTAGACCGAGTTTTTGCAGTATGCTCATTTTGGAATAGTTCTGGATGAAATGTGATAACGTGAAAATCAATAACGTGTCGTAGATATGCTCCCCAAGATTTGAAACCGAGTTTTGAAGCTTCCTGTTGCAGTGCTGTTAGTGTTTTGTAATCCATCTCGAAAGATGTATTTACTTTGTCTCTGTTACTACCCAGTCGAAGTTGTTCTGCCATGATTCATTTAGTTCGTTGTATGTGTTATTCTTGATCTTCCATGTAGAAGGGTCGCGTTTTGATCTAGTGTGGCGACAGACTAACGATATTGTGAGTTGTGATATCTTAGTGTTACGGAGTTGGTGAGATGGATCTAAGTCTGAGAGCTTCATTTCTTCCCCCTCTCCTCCTCCAATATCGTCAGCATTCCAGATGCAACCTGTCCATCTGAGCCGTCTTGGAAGAAAGCTTTTGCCGCTCGGTTGATGCGGTCCTGCAGGTGCGCAATGCGCTCCTTGGCCTCCTGCAGTTCCTTGTAGGTCTTCACTGCGTCAATGGTTCTCATTTCTTCGATGGTCATGGTTTCTCCGTAAGTGACTTGATGTATCGTTTCCTCTCAGCCGGTTTGGCGTCGATGATGTACTGCAAAGCTCCGCAAGCATTCACGCTCGCAGTGTGTTCCCAGTCCTCTTTGTTGTCGTAGTACTCATGCCACCGCTCGCTGGGTGCGACG